AGGGAATGAAACAGACTTTAGAAACCTACGCCAGATTTGGGAAGTTACCAGACTAACGGCTAAGACACTGTTTAATGATCTAGTCTACTTCGTAACTACTAATTATCCTATATGGAGAGATAAGCTAGTTTTGTGGGGTGGTATAGCGTGGCAGTGGATAAAAGACGCGGTACCAGTAGTAGTAACCAAACTAGGGGAATGGTGGACAGCTATAAAAAATTATGTAATCGATAATTATCCTATTTGGAAAGCTAGCCTAGAAAGTTGGGCTAAGGTAGCTTGGGAATGGATCGTATGGGCTACCCCACTAGTAAAAACCAAATTAGTTGAATGGTGGGGAGCGATCAAACAGTGGTTTACAGATAATTACCCCATTTGGAAAGCTAAAATAGCTGGGTGGAGTACAGAGCTTTGGGCGTGGATTATGACTACCTACCCTACAGTAAAAGCCAAATTAGTTGAGTGGTGGGGAGTGCTATCAAAATGGTTTACAGATAATCTTCCTCTCTGGAAAATTAAATTAGGGGAATGGGCTATGTGGCTATGGCACTGGATCATAGATTCTATACCCACCGTAAAAACAAAACTTGGGGAATGGTGGGTAGCCTTAAAAGGCTGGTTTACTACTAATGCTCCACTGTGGAATAAAGCTTTAGGGGATTGGTTTATTGGTGCATTCAATAAGATAGGTGATGTAGTACCAGCAGCTATTCATAAATTAGGCGATCTTCTAGAAAACTTAATGAAGTGGAGCAGCACTAGCGCTGTAGATGGATTTAAGAAAGGTCTAGCAGGTCTAGAAGGGGAAGCAGATTCAACTAGTGGGGATATAGGGGGAGCATTCTTAAAAGCATTAGGTAAGATTATTCTATCCATTATAGAGGTTGCTATACAAATAGGTACAGCCTTTGTATTCTGGGTAGGACAATCTATTTTGTCTTGGGTAGGGCTGGATATTGATCTATGGAAGTTTTATGATCATATCAAAACAGTTACAGATAATTTTAATCTAGTGAAAATGGGTGGTGAATTAATGGGATACCTGAAATCAGGTATCTCTAAGGCTTGGCCGGAGGTACAAAAAGGTTTTGAAATTGGTTGGAGTGGATTGGTAGGGACTTTTGACAGTCTTTCTAAAAGCTTCAAAGAGCATGTATATGAACCTGTTAAGGGAGCTATACAAAGGATATGGGATGCAATTGGCAGCTTTGATCTAGCTGGAAAGTTTAATGCTGTTTGGGGATTTCTTGTAACAGCTTTTGATACTGTGTCGGGTTCTTTTAACTTGCATGTATAGCAACCTATGAAAGATACAATGGGAAAAATATACAGTGCAATAGGATCATGGGATTTGGGCGCAAAGATGGGGCAAATTCTTGGATTTGCTATCGACAAATTTAATCAGATCATGACCGGTGGGTTCGGTTTCTTTGGACATGTTTGGTCTGTGGTAGAAAGTGTAATGCATAGAGTGTATGATGCTTTTGGCTCTTGGAACTTGGCAGAGGGTATAGGTAAATCTTTACAAACAATAATAGATAAATTTAATGAATATATGACTGGAGCTATTAACTTCAAAGATCATATATTATCTGTAATGAGGGGTGTAGGGCAAAATATTATACAGGGTATTATAGATGGTATTAATGCTGCTTGGCAGTGGTTAAAAGATAAACTAGACTGGTTAGGGCAGATTGTGCCCGACTGGGTAAAGAGAGCTTTAGGTATAGCATCTCCTAGCAAAGTCTTTATGGAGATAGGCGCGAACTTACCTAAAGCATTAGCTTTAGGTATACAAAGTATGGCCGATCTACCGCGCAGAGCATTACAGGGAGCAGCTAGCAGCATGATCGAAGGTGGGGCACAGATGGTAGGCGATACAGTAAGTAATGTTAAGAACTTCAATGTTAACTTTCCGAACGTGGGCGCGGTGGATAATCCTAATCAGGAAGCAATTAGGACTATGAACCTGCTAACCTCTGTTTATTCGTAGGTGATATTATGCCAGGAAGTACACCAGGGCCGATCAAGTTTGCAGAGCTTATTTTAGAAGATGGTCAAAACCTCCGGCTATGGGGTGGAGGGTTACGGTTTGTACACCTAGACGGATCAGGTGTACCACCCATTAGACGAATCATAGAAAAATCAGCTTTACAGGATGGAGCAAGCGATAGAGGCTACAGGCTAGATGCTAGGAATATGACGCTACAGCTACATACTGATCTGACATTTGAAGATCAGGTAGATAATATGCGGGATAGAATAGCTTACGCGTTTGGGCCGACAGACAGCCCACTACAGCTTAGAATTACTAGGATGGATGACACTGTACGGCAGATAGATTGCTTTGTAAATGGGGAAGTAGATTTCCCACAAAGCAGACAAATAGGAACAGGTTTACCTGTCACTGTTCCGTTACTCGCGCCTAACCCTATTTGGTATAATCCTACGCAGCAGACCTATACCCACACAATTACAAATGGATCAAGCTCATTTGATGTAGATACTACTGGGTGGACTTGGGAAGATTGGCCGATCTTAGATATAACAGGGCCGATAGATACAGCCTTTGCTATTAACATTACTCCTACTTCTGCTGTAGGCGGATCACAATTTGTTTTCCAGAGCGGTATACCTGCTCTAGAGACAATTAGAATGGATTTTAGACCGGGATATAAGACAATCCTTAGAACTAGTGACAATGCCAACAAATTCAGCTACCTAGTTCCTGCTAGGGTATTTGGTTTCTCTTACTCAAAACTGGTACCACCTAAAGTTAGTGTGGCTTTGGCCGGATCAACCTATGCAGCCAAGAATACTGTAACTTTTTCTGCTGCTGCTGGTACTACTGGAGCTACTCAAGCTACTCTATACTGGTATAAAAGATATTTGAGTTTATAACTATGGCTATTCAGCGTAAGGAACATCTCTACCAAATCTGGGTGTATAATTCAGATGGCAGTGTAGCAGCCGTATATGATGATCTGGTTAGTGTAATGTACACTAAATTCGTTAATAAACCCGGCTTGGCTGTACTTACTGCTCCACCTGATCACGATATTTTGAATTACCAGGATTTAGATCGGTACTTTGAAATATACTGGAGCTACCCGGATCGGTCTTTGGCCGGTACAGGTTGGCACAATTCTTGGCAACTAGATTATGCTGGTATTTTTAGGGATGTGCAGTTTACTACAGATGAAAATGGTAATGTATATGCTCAAGTATATTTACCTAGTCTTATGAGCATTATTGATAGATATGTTATTGCCTATCCTGCTGGTAGCTCTTTATTGGGAGTAGGACAAACGGTCTGGGGTAGTAAGCCTTTAGCAGAGATAGTAAATGATGTAGTACGCTGGAATTGTACAGAAGAGGCTTTAGTAGTTAATAATAGAATTAGGGATATAGCCCAAGTAAGAGGCTTTACAGATGATGGAGCAATAGCAGGTACTACTTCTGTTAGTTACTCTGTTAATCCTGGTAGACCAGTACTAGAATTTATACAAGAATTAGCGCCGATCTTGGGTTTTGATTTTGATGTATTTTACGATGATACAGACAATTTTTTTCACTGTCATCAGTATGAAGATCAACTAGGAACAGATAAAAGCGCAACTATATTTTTTGATTTGGCCTTAGATAATGTTTCCAGAGCCAATCAAATAGACGACAGATTACGCGAGAAAACTGTAGCTGTGGTAGGGGGGCCGGGCGAAGGATTATCAAGAACATTTGTAGTAAGAACTGGTGTAAATTATGCATCTAATAATGAATCAGAAGTGTATGTAGATGCTAGATCAAATGATGCATCTGAGTTAAACGATATAGGAGATGCAGCAGTAGGAAGATATGAAGCTAGGGTACAAGCGCAAAATCAGGTTAGGGATTCTTTAGGCTGGACATATGCTAGAGATTATCAATTAGGTGATCTGGTTACTATATCCTTTGCGGGTATACAGACTGTAAAAAAGATCGGTAAAGTAGAAATAGTCTTTGACCAAACACAAAGAGTAAGTATTACTATTGAGTTTATAGAGCCATGATAAACGGTCAAACAGAACTATATTTACGACAATCAATAA